GCCCGAAGGCGGCGGGTTGTGCCCGCCGCTGCGATTGCGTTCTTCCACTTCTTGCTCTGCGGCCTCCCGCATTGCATCATAAGCTTCGGTGGACATATCAGCGAGGTGTGCCTCTCTGGTCCTACCCTCTATGAGCGCTCTGGCATCTATTGCTGCACGTTCATCCGCTGCTTGTTGATCAAGTGCAGCTTTTTCCTCATTCGCTTTTCTGGTTTCCTCAAGTGTCTTTTCTGCATTTTCCATGGCAAGGTCTGAAGCTTCAACTTGTGATTGATGGACTTCAATTTGCGCTTGATGGGCCTCTTCCGTAATCTCCCCATTAGCTAGTTGTTGTTCAGATGCCGCTAGAGCCGCATCAGCTTCCGCTACTTTGCGTTCTTCATCTCTCTGAACGATTTCCATAGCCAATTGTTGCTGCGTTGCTTCCTCACCTATCAATTCTTGCATTGAGGCGACACGTTGTTCTTCAAAAGCTTTTCTTGCCTTATCCTCAGCAACTTGTCTTTTATATCGCTTGTATTGTGCCTTATCCATACCCAAGGCAGCGGCCATTGCCTTGTCTTCTTTTTTCTGTTTTCTTATGGCAATAAATTGATTATAGGCTGCCCTAGCAATCTGACTTTTTAAAAACTTGTCTTCCAACTTTGTTAACAAATCTTTTTTAGTAAGACCTGCTTCCTCAAGAAATGTTACCCTTCCTTGATTCTCAATCAACCTCTGCAAATCTCTAGTTGCATCTTGAAAACTTCTAGCAGCATTTATCTGTGCTTGGTTTACAACTGTATCATCAATTGCCATCTGACTACTTCCTACTCATATATGCGGTCATGCCCATATATGCACCTACCACACCGGCCATACCAATGTAGAACAGAGCAGATAGGTCGCCTAGAAGTTTCAATCTGGTTTCTGGAATGAAGCCCGGAATCATAACGATGACGGTGAATATAATCATCGCCGCCATAGATATCCAAGCCATGCGCCTTTGAGCATCTGCTTTTTCTTCTGCTGCTTCTGCTTCATGCATCTTTGTAACAACTTCTAGTTCTTTGTCACTCACTACACCATCTCCATCCAAGTCATATTCATTATATTGCGATTCTGATTGTAATTTCTTTTGAACCACGATATTAACTCCTGTTTTTTATTAATTTTTCTTTTGTCGCTCCTTTTCATCCTTTAACCACTGTGTCAATAATCCAACATAAATATCTCTTTCCCAAGGTATCATATTTTCAATCTCTGTTAAACTATACTTATGGTGTTGCATCATTCCAAAATTAATCTTAAAGTACGCTGACAGATTATTATGAGAAAGAGTTAACCTAAAAAATCTGATAGCCCCTCCAAAGTAATTGTAGATTTTACCTGTGTGTTCGGATTAGTAATCTCTACCTCATGTGTAAGTTTTGGCATCGACTCAAAGAAATCGTTCAAAGACGCAAATTGATCTTGCGTTAGACTATCCACAAACTCATCAAGTTCTTTTTTAGATATATCCACAATATTATAAACGTCCTCACCAAAAGTAATTGACTTTATGCAGCTCTTAACAATAGAAAATATTTGCTCGGTCGGACTCTCTGTTTTTTGAGCCAACATACTGCTAGCTGCAGTTGGATAACTCAATTCAATAGAAACATCATTTCCAGACATATCTTTACCAAGAGAACATGACGAGTCGTGATGAACATCAAGCGTGACTTCGATATCTTCAAGGTTAATCTCTGTCTCAACATAAGTTTTATTATCATCTGAGCAGAGTAGATTAACAGTTACCGTTTCAGAAATCGACTTCTGCCTAATTTTAATAAATGCATATTCAATATCAAACATAGGATCATCGTTTGATCCTATTTTTTCAAAAGTGCAAGCACTAACCAAATCAAGGACTGCCTGATTGGTTAATTCTTGTTTATTTTCTTCCATTGCAAGAAGCAAAATCTTTTCTTCTTTGACCAGAAATGGTCGATATTTAATTTCTTCTCCCGTAGAGGGAACGATCATATTATATGTCGGTGTTTCAAGTTTCGGCAAAGCCATATTGTTATCTCCTTTTTCAAATCACTTAAAATTGATTTTCTGATCGAGCGATTAAACCTCGCCTTTCAGATTCTCTAGCCCTTCTGTGTATGTTAGTTGGTTGTGAAGTTCCATATTCAGCTATGTCACTCCAGTATCTAAAATTGAAATCAACAGAAAAATCTTTGACAAATTCATTACTGCCCATTGTAAATTCTACTGACCCAATGGTTGAAGGATATGCTTCCCACACTCTGTATCCTGCTGTTGGTCTAAAATTTCTGTCCAATACAAAAATATCTATAGTCCCGATATACTCTGAATAATATTTTAGATTCCATGTAGCATCACTGTACATCAGTTTTTGCCACTGTTGGAAATACTTTTTTATATCAAATCTTTCGTCCATGATAAATTTCATGGCTACCGAATCTGCAAATTGAACACCAGATACAATATTTCTGTTTGGTCCATATATGTTATTGTCTGGAATTGTATCTAGTGTATTGCCTGGCAAAGATACTGAATGTGTTCGGATCATCATCCGGCGTAGAGCACCGGAGCCTTCTCCAAGAATTTCGGGTGGATTAATATTTACTTGAAATCTATTTAATTGAGGCATACCACTTGATGCTAATTCTGTACGCAGCTGATCAATAACTCCTGATACTCCTCTACCAGTTATGGTCGTTGAAGTCAGGTCTACTTTTTTGCCAAACCTTGTTTCGCCTGGAACCGGCGTTGGTATAGGACGAATTGTTGGAGAAGCAAAAGCATTATCTAAAAGTTCTTGACCTCTTTCTGTATTGTCTGCCATTAGATCATTTTCCTTGAATCTGCCCAAACTGCCTTAGCAGAGGATTTTTTGAAATTATGAACAGGGAGCAATGTTGCTACAACCAATTCATCTTCCTCAATCTTACGAAATTGTGATTTTGTATATCCAGCTAAATATCTATGTAAAGTAGGTTTTACCAAACTAATTCCTTTTACTGCCTGATAACTTGTTTTTAGGTCTTGGTCGAGCATCTTATCCAACAATCTCATTCTTAGAGGTATTGGTAGATAATGAAAGTTTATGCCCAAGAATCCATCCTTATAATTTTCTATTGGAAGCACTAAAGGGAATGTATCATAATATGGTAATTTCTTTTTGTGTTTAGGTCCATACACAAACATATTCAACGTCCCACCAAACGGTGAGCTTCTTCTCTTACCATCTCTAATAAGGTCTAACCGACCGGGCTGACCAAATTCCTTGATCTTCTCCCGATACCATTCAGTTGAGTATGGTTTGCCTTTTGCAGCGTCTATAACGCCCTGTATGTAATCGCTATCAGCCATACCCTTATTTATAACGAATACCCAAATCATCTTCAGTCAGTATTTTAAATTCCATGCCATTATCCAAACACCAAGAATTTGCTGACTTCCATTTGGCTTCATTGACTCCCCATGTTTTGACTTCAGAGAACCAACGTTTAGTTTTTCTTGCGGGTTTCGGGTCTGGTGGACTACATTGTTTCTTTGGTTTAACTTCAATGATGTATTTTTTTATCTTGTTGTCATGTTGCTTGACCTTTATATAGAAGTCTGGAAAGTAACGATGCACTCGGCCATCCCAAGGCGAGACATAAGGTATAATTACTTCTTCGCTGCCCCATTCAACAATAGAATTGCTTTGGTCACAATATACCATGAATTTTCGTTCCCAAAGAGAACGGTAAATTATGTTGTTAGGATTCCCTCTGTATTTTGAAGGATTTTTTGGTGTGTAGTTACCTTTGTATGACATGATGTATAAATACCTTATAGAAATACTATTTAGGAAGGTGCAATATAATGGCAAATGGAACCAGTATCCGTCAACCCTTATCACAGGTTAGAGCGTCCGGCCCTGCCAGAACGGCTCAAAGGCATACAACTGCCAATGAACGAATTCGTTCCGCACAAGGACTAGACAGTAGAACTAACCAATATGGGAAAAGACTTGCAGGCCCTCAGCTATTATCCTATCCAGTGGACAATGCTGATACTCAACAGGGTCACTACGTCATATTCCAAATTCATGCAATAAGTAACGGAAAAGTTACAAAAACTACAGACAGTTCAGGATTCAAGAAACGCTCTTTGGCACTGAAGGGAAAATCAAAGTCAGTCGCAACACAAATTGCACTGTACATGCCACCTCAAGTTAGTGTGCAATATAAGTCAAACTATGAAGATGTAGAAATAGGCGCAACAGCAGAAGCTCTTGCTAACCGTCTTGGCGAATTTAACAGCACCAAAGAATTTTGGGGAGCAGCCGGTGCGATGGGTGGTGGAGCGGTAGATGCTGCTGTTGGTATGGGAAAACGAAGTGTAAGTACTGCTGTTAGTGGTGCTGCCAATATTGTTGGTGGTCAAGGTTTAAAAGAAGCAATAATGTTAACAGAAGGAAAGGTAGTGACCAAAAAAATGGAAATGCTTTTCACAGGTGTTGCCAGAAGAAAATTTTCATTTACATTTGCATTTATACCCAAGTCATTCCAAGAAGCGAAACAGGTAGATCAAATTGTTCAGGCCTTTAAGTTGGCAATGCTTCCTAGATACGCAGAATCTTTTGGCAGTGTGGTTGGATCAATTATTGGTGCTGGTGATGCGACAGGAGCAGGTGGTGAGGGAAGAACTATGTCAATTCCAACCACAATGGATATAAAATATTTCTTCAATAGTGAAGATGGTGCCCCTAAAGAGAATGAGTATATAAATAAAATTTCTACATGTTATTTAACTGATCTTGATGTTAAATATGGTGGAGATAGATATACTGCCTACGCTCCTGTTGATGGAGACAAAGGAGCCCCACCACAGAACACAACAATTTCAATGTCATTTGAAGAAGTAGAAATCATCACACAAGAAGCAGCTGCACAGGGTTACTAATATGTACTTTGAAAAATTTCCAAGAATACAATATACCAATACTGCAAATGGTAATCCCGTTACTGTGACTAATATATTGAAGCGGATTGGTGCCAGGCAAGCTCTTAAAGAGAATAGCACAATACTAGAAAAATATTTAATAAGAGGAAGTGAGACACCCGAGTCTCTTGCATTTGATCTATATGGAGATGCTGAACTTCATTGGGTTATTTTGTTGGTCAATGACATATATGATCGTTATCATCAATGGCCGATGAATGTTAACCAATTTCAAGCATATCTCGCTTCAAAATATGATAATCCCGATGGTGTTCATCATTATGAAATAGCACAATCCTCTGGCGACACAAATGTGACCATAAATATTGGGAGTGACAATTCAGACTATCCATCAGCCACTCTTGTAACAAACTTTGAATTTGAAGAAAAGTTGCAAGATGAGCGAAGAGCGATAAGTATTTTGGCGGGCAATTTTATTAGTAAATTTGTAAAAGAATACGAAGCTTTACAATCAAACTAGAGGCACATAATGGAATTTACTCAAGCGGGGCAATTTGAGATTGAAGAATGTACTCTGTTAACTTCAACTGGTAATATTATACCTGTCCACGAATCAATATTAGAATTGACCTTATATGAAGGAATCTATGAGAATTCTCTTTATGGTGAAGTTCAGATCGTCAATGATATTGCGTTAACGCAGACCGGCCCATTTGTTGGTCAGGAATATCTAAAGTTGGTTGTGTCAACTCCAACACTACAAGATTCGACCCATAAACTAAAATTTGATAAAAACGTCTTTCATGTTACCAAGGTTGGGCAAGCAGAAGATAATGGTGCTGAAGTGCTTACTCTAGAGTTTTATTCAACAGAGAGTATTCACAATCAACGCACTCTTTTGTCTAGATCATTTAGGGGCGAGTATCACAAAATGGTTGAAGATATATTGAGAAATGATTTAAAGTCTAGAAAGAGATTGTATATTGAGAAAGCCAATGATACTAAAGAGCATATTTCTGATAATGTTCATCCATTCCAACTTATTCAACAATTTACTACACAAGCGACAGCACAGAAACATGGATTGAGCTCATTTGTATTCTTTGAAAATCTTAGAGGATATCATTTTAGGTCTTTGCAGAGTTTATATGCTGAGGGCAGCAGATTTAAGTTTAATGAGTCTGATTCAAACACCACACCAGGCGACCCTGGCGATCCAAGAGTAACTGGTCAGAAACCAAATGAAATTATGACTCTTGAACTAGAAAAAATTCTTGGAATTAAAATTTTGGATCAAACAGACGTTGCAACCGCATTTGGATCAGGTGCGTTATCTTCTCGTTTAATAACTCATGATATCGTGCAGAAAAAATTTAATGTGAACACCTACAATTATCTAGATGATACAAGTTTGCAAGAGCACGGTCTAGAAAAATATGCAACCAGAAATGCTGGGTTCGGAGAGATGATCAAGGATGCTCCCTTATATAACAAAAGTACGGTAGATGATGCTGGAAATAGAATTTCTGATTTTATCCCTATTCAGTATTTAGCCCCAGTTACTACAGTTAAGAACAAAAATGAAGTTTATAAAAATTCACAATATGAAGTCTACAATGGAAATAAGGGAGAGACAGAATTTATTTTTGATCCTGTTAGAGCAGAAACTACATTACAAAAAAGACGATCCCTATTTGCAAATTTAGAAACTGGAATTCCTATAGAACTTTGGGTTAACGGTAATACCACAATTGGGGCTGGAGATATAGTAAGTGTAAATATAAAAAAGAAATCAGACGATAAAGACCCGAGGCATGATTTTATAAGAAACGACTTTCTTGTAAAATCAATTAAACATGTGTTCAACAGACAAGCTGATAAGCACCATATGTTCATGACGATTGCGAAGGACAGCAGGTTTAAAGAACTTGAAGCTGTCGATCATACAGAACCTAAACCATTTGATAGCCAACCCGTATATTCTGATGATGAATTCTATGGCGACATCCCTGATTATGATGAAGACGGGAATACAGCTAAATTTTAACCAGAAAGGAGATATTAACTCAAAACATCATGGCAAATAAACCCTCTAACCAATATCATAAAAAAAAGGAAGAGAAAATGTCTAAAGCTAAAAACAGAATCAAGAAGATGCAATCCTTTCAAACGCAAGAGAGAAGAGTTGAACCAATTTCTGAGGATCATAAATATATGATAGCACTGATGCGACAACAAGAGTTAATAGGACGGAAGAATGAAAACATTCCACGAATTACAAGAGGGTCTACAAGACCCCAATATATTTAAAGCATTCTTTCTAGCTGGTGGCCCCGGCAGCGGTAAATCATTCGTTGTCGGGAAAACCACTGGTGGAACTGGATTACGCATAGTCAACTCTGATGACATTTTTGAGAAGTATCTCAAGGACGCCGGACTTGAAATGGACATGCGAACTGCAAAGGCAGAGCGTGAAGCAGAAGAGCGTGACAAACTGCGAAAGAGAGCAAAGGAAGTGACCAGAGCTAAAATGGGAGATATTACCACAGGTGAAGGTGGTTATCTTGAAGGACGTATCGGACTTATCATTGATGGCACTGGTAAGGATTATGATAAGATTGTAAATCAGTCAGTCAAGTTAAAACAGTTAGGTTACGATACACATATGATATTTGTTAACACCTCTATTGATGTTGCACTTGAACGTAATGCAAATCGCAAACGTAGTGTTCAAGATTCGGTTGCAACCAAGTCATGGAAACAGGTGCAGAGTAACATGGGTAAGTTCAGCCAGCACTTTAGGGGCAACATGGTCATCGTAGATAACAACGACATAAAAGAAGATGATGGCACGATCTTTAATGATGTGTTAAAACAGATCAGAAGTCTAGCTAGGAAAAAAGTGAAAAATCCTACAGCGAAGGCATGGATTGCTGATCAAATGCAACTTCGAGGTATCACCAAAGTACCATCTGGCAGAAATATTGGTAAAGCTGGTGGGCAGGGTGCTGGTCGTGTCACAATGCCGGGTTCTGCTGGATTCAAAACAAAAATGGGTAGAAAAAGACCTAAAACTGGTAGATACGCAAAGAAATAACTTGACAAACCTCTCTCAGCCTGTCATAATATAAATATGATGAAGAGAGATTTACATTTTGTTGGGTTTCGGGGTGAGGAGTTTCACTCTGCCGTTAAGGTCTTCGGCAAGCCCGACTTCTTTCACAGGGTCTTCGATGACCGTGTGAGATTCGGTGGTGAGGTTGGTGATGACGATATCATTATCTTTGCCAATGGTGCCGACAAGAGGCACACAAAGTTCGCTTTCAACGATAGTGCAGTATTCTAAGATGATGATAAAACTTACAGGTAAGACGAACCACGGTAAGAACCGTATTCGTGAGCATGGTGATCTCTGGGAAGTCCTAGAGTTGCCTACAGGTGTGATAAAAATGTCACACAAACCAAAACTTCCCCCTATCAAATCAGTTAAGACAGGCGAAGAGAGATGGCTAGATGATGCCAATTTTTCTTGGATTCCTAGTCGATTTTAGTTGACAAACCCTATTTCGTATGGTACTATTAAGTATAGTGAGAAACAAAGAGAGGTCATTGACATGACTTTTGCCCCGACTGAAGTTAGTTTTCCCCCTTACGGTGATGGTTCTATCGTTGGTTGCTTCGATGAGAAGGAACATGGAAACTTTTTTGAGTTCTCAGAGAATCGGGAAGAATATTACACTGAGTATCCCCACAAGGTCTGGGTAGCAACTCCGTGGCACATGGATGGTGGTTGGCGGTTTGCCACGGTCAAGAAGACTGTGGCTTATATCCTGACCAATGATGAGGACGGCAACGATGTTGTCGAGAAGTGGAACATCAAAAAATATCGGGAATATGCGAGATGAAAGCAGTAGTTGTAAAAAATCCTTGCACATATAAGCTCAATAAAGAAGGTAAGCGTGTTCCATATGGTTGGGTGGCTTTTGCAGTTATCAAACATGGTGGTTATTGGGAACTTGATGAGTGTCCATTACATATGGCAAGCAACCCCTTCAAGACAAAGAAGAATGCAATAAAAGCAATCAAAAACGGAAAGTTTGAAAAAGATGGGGTGACAGGGATAAGTTATGCTAAAAAAGTATATAAACACTGCGAATCTCCCGATTGGGATGAATTTTCTACTTGACAAACTCGTTCCCGCATGGTATAGTTAGTTATAGTGAGAAACAAAGAGGTTATTGACATGATTGAAGTCGCAAAGACAATTCTCTCCCACATCAAGACCTTGG